CGAAAGAACTCGAATTGGAATATATATAAATTCAGCCGCTTTTACTGGTTTTATAGCAATGTCTACCCAGAGTTCATTATTATTAATACGTGTTGATGTATTATTAGAATCATCAGAGATAGTAACGAAGTCATATAATCCACGTTTACCCATTACGTCATTAAGAAGTCCATCAATCGCGGCCTTAAGGTTATCGCGAGTGATTTGATCATTAGGTTCGAATACGAATGGGAAAGCACCTTTACGAAGAGCACGCTTAAGATAGATACAAAGACGTTCAACGTTGATACGGTCAAGAGCAGAAGCAACACCTTGGGAAGTTTTCTGACCCCAGATTACCATACCCTGAGCGGGGAAGTTAACGATTGGGTTAATGTTAGAAGGTGACTTGAATATCACGTTGACCTTGGTTAATGTTCGCTTCTACAAAGAGAGTAGCACCACCGAGATCGCCTGACACATAACCAATCTTGTTAACACCGGTTACAACACCGCGGCGAGCACCAGCTGGAGCAAACCATGGGTAACCAACATCGTCATTGTAAGCAAATGCACGAGCAGCGATACCTGAAGGAGCAATCATAACTTCAGCACCGTCTAAGTTACGAGCAATACCCCATGGGTAATAGTAACCAACAGCACGGTTCTTAACACGCTCTGAAGTAGTAGCCCAATAGGAACCTATCTGTTCAGGAGTTTTGTTGGAAGGAGTGTCAGCAATAACGAATGCTTCTTCACCGATATCTTCAGAAAGAAGGGCAAGCTGAGGAACAACTTCATGATAACCTGGGCAAAGAATGAGGTTATACTCAAAGACGTCTGTTGAACGAGCTTCAGTGTTTGATGTGATTTGCTGAGCAAGTGCCATACAGATAGTCGCTCTCTTAGCGGCATCGTTTGCACCAAGTGGATTGGCACGCATTACGCCTTTAGCGGTAATGGTAAACACGTCACCTGCTACTAAATCAGGAAGACCACTACCAACAGCACCATTGGAAAGAGTGAACGCAATACCAAGACCGGTACTTTCAAAAGAACTACCAACTACTCCAGTTTGAGATGGATGCATACCCGGGTTACTACTTGAAACAGTAAACGTAGTAGCAGTGTTAAGAGTAATGGTAAACGTTTCTGTGTCACCAACTGGGAGTTCATAACCATCTTCAACCATAATATCAGTAAAGACACCGGCTAATGGTGAAGAGTTTCCAACTGCAGGAGTTGCAACATACTCTAATTCAAACGTAAAGTAATCACCTGGAACGTATTCTTCGTATGTTCCAGCGCCACCAGCACGGTTCAATTGAACTTTCAAATCGATAATATTGCTGTCAAAATCACCAGATGAAAATGCTCCGTTAATAACACCAGTTCCGATGATACCGCTCTTTGAACCTGTAACAGTGTACTCTGCTTCGCTGCTTAGTAAACTACCAGCAAAAACGGCGCCTTGGGTGATAACAACAGTGTAAGTCTCAGGTTTTGTTACTTCACTTTGAGCAACAGGCAGTGGGTTAACTGCTAAAAATCCTGTAACACGACCTTTAAATCTACCTGGTTGACCGACTACAGGAACATCACCGCCAACACCTACGAAATCGTACTTAAGAACTTTAGGAATACCAAGTGAAACGAAAGTTTCTGGTGCATCGGATAGATCGATGTTTGCACGAACTACGTAAGCGTATGAACCCATACCAAGGTATTGGTTAAGAGCAAAAAGACCATATTCGTTGCGGGCGTCACCGTGAAATGGGGTATTTGATGAATCTTTCAAGAATGATGGAACACCATAAAGAGACACAGATTGACCGATAGATGTGATGGTACGCATCATACCAAATTCATGTGTTCCCTCTGCAGGTGAAACGCCGTTTGGTTGCAACTTGTTGTTTTTAGTCGCAATAAAAAATAGTGGAACTGTAGGAGCAGCCGCTGGGATGTAGAATGATTCATCTACAATCGTAACGGATACGCCTGGACTGACTAAACTTGCCATGGGATTTCTCCTTTTCAAAAATTATAAATCTAAAACTTCACTTTACAATTCACAGCATCGAGATGTTGTTTGTTTGTGTTGTAATTCAGAGTTATTTATAAAAAAGGACGTTTTTTAGATCGAGGTCCTACACTTTTCGTTCAGTGAGATCAATCTGGCCATACACAGTTTTGAACGGTTGTGGTTGTCCGAACTCATCTACTTCGAGTAAATCAAAACCTGCTAAATCTCCAAGAGTAAGTCTAATTTTTCGGACCAGTTCGTCTTTAATCGCCATAGGTGGAGATAACCAAATTGGAATAAAGAAATTGAATGACCAAGTTAAAATTCGTTTTTCAGTCCCTGACGGATAATTCTCTTCATTGTTGATTCCTTGAAGTTCTACGTATGTTAGGCGGGTCCAATCGAATGGTTTGTCATTTGTTTGAATCTGCAAAATAGGGTCAAACAAAATCAAAATTTGTTCAAGAATTTGGTGCATCTGTAGAGTGTTAGATGCGTATACCGAAAGTTCAATCATCATATTGTATGGAATCGGCATGATTCGAGTAACAGACCGTAAGTCATCAGGATAAACTCCACCGGTTGGCATAAACACCTTAACCCGTTCTTGTCCTACACCTTTGCGACGCTCTGGCGCCATTTCTAAACCAGACATCCATGCTGACATAGCAGGAATAGGAAACACTCGGTTTTGCGTATTACCACCAGCAATAGCAGCGACAACTCGATCACGACTACCAACAACAGTAGGAACAGACAACTCTTCAATTTCGCCGGTTTCTCCTTTACCGGTTTTAACAGTCAAACCAGAAAAAACAGCACAGAATTGTTTAAGAAATGATCGAAGTTGCTCGTCGTAATAATAGTTAGTGATTGCCATTCTTATGAAGCGCCTTTAAGTGATTGTGTTCCTTCAAGAAACACTTTACGAACTGATTTCTTATGTGATGAACTTTCCATTCTCCGGTCTGTTTCTACATACAACCAACGCATTTTTATACCGTTGAACTTGTAAAGACGAGATGGAATACCGGTATCTGGTGGGTAATTCAACCTGAAATAATCTCCGTCATGCGCACCAGATACGTCAGGTAAGTGATCATAACCTTCTGTATATGGTTTGCCTTCTGGTGGAAGACCATCTTCAAGATATTGATCATGGTTGTCATAAATTTCAGGAGCGAGAGGTCCAAGAAGAGCATTACCGGTTGCAATAGTCGATGAATCTTGACCCTGTTCTGGAGATTCATTGTGAGTAGTAGCAGCATTTTCTTCAGATGCGATATGTCCAAGAGTTTCAATTTGTTTGTCAAATTGATCAAAGAACGATTGATCAGAAGTTTTTGATATGTATGAATCAACAGTTCCAAGAATATCTCGGTTCTCTTGTGTAGGAATAAGTTGTGATGCCTGGAATCGCCACAGGATAGGTCTCCAACCTGGGGTATAACCTTCAGATGACCATCCTGCATCAGTCACTTCAAGAAACTTTTTAACCGGTTTCATATTGTGATCCCACTGCATTTCAGATGGAATTTCAAGAATATCACCGACCAACACTGGACGACCCAAAACTTCAATCATTCGAGCAAAAGATACAGTAAAAACATACTGGTCAAGTACAGACATGCCAAACTTGCCAAGATCTCCAAGACTGTCAAATGGAGTATATTGAGCACGCAACTGAAGAGAACAGTTTGCGTAGTCTCTATCTCTATTCTCTTGAAAGAAAAAATCTTGAATGTTGTCTATGTTTGTTTGTTGATAGTCCATCATCTGAATCTGATCTACTTCCCATGGTTGTGTTGGGTCTGCAGAACCATTAAAAAGAACTGGAACTATCCTCCAATATGGGGCAGGAACCGACGACTGAAACGCAATTGATTCCAAATTAGCGGTATCAGGAACATTCTGAATACCTGCTCGGTGCCAATGTAACTCTGTTTCAAACATAAACACGTCACCGATAACAAATGGAATAGAACCTGAACGAATATCAAAAGATACCGTCATGTGATTAAACCGTGAAGAAACTGATGCCGTGCCAAGTGATCCAACCCCTGAGTGGGTGACAGAAAATTGAGTTGGTGATATTGCTACGAGAGTTATAGTTCCTGGAATTCCCCAATATCCAGGAATTACGTTGGAAAGTTCTCCGTTACCAGTACCAAGATACTCTGGGTGAGTAGCATGAAGTTCTCCACTTGCCCGATCAAGTCTAATCCGAGTAACTCGACGAAGCGGATTCGCAGATTGTTTGATCATGATCGTAGAAATATTTTGAACTACGAACTGCGGACGCCCATAACGTGATGCGCCGGTAGGAGTTTTTTTGATACCGAAATAGTATCCAAGATACGCTGGAGTTGAAAGAACGTCAGCACCTGTTACTGAACTTCTCCAAATAGTACCAATTGAAGTGTCAAATGCCGAACCTATGTTTGACCCGGCGGCAGTACCTGACGAAATCGGATAACCCGTACCGGTGAGGTCTATCAATTTTCCCTGCTCATGAACACCAAGTAACTTGAATACGTTGACTCCTACCCCAGCGATGTCAAGTGCCTCAGCAGCAACTTTTTCGGCATAAGTAGAATCATTTTTACCGCAATCTGAGTCATCCTGCAACCGCATGCCCGGCGTACATAGCGCAGGCGGGGTATAGGTGGTTACCGGAGTTTCATTAGGGTTATTGCAATCTGCCATTCTATGTTATCCTATTACAAACGAACAGTTACCAAATTGAGTACCACCATTACCAACTTCATAATCTGAAATCTGTCTAAGCGCTTCAACTTGCATCTCAGAAGAAATGCCAAACAACTCTGAACCATTTAAAGTTACTCCACCACCAGCACCAGGAAGATTACCAAACTTTGAACGCATAAACGCGAGTTGTTCAACACACTCTGAATGCGCCCAGTGTTGTAACCATTGTTTTGCCCACCTGTCAGTGAGTAGATCTTGGTCAGTTCGTTCCATTGAACACTCAAGAATCACTTTTTCTGGTCTTGTTACTTGACGTAGAATTTGAAGTTGTCTTGTAGATTCATTCCAAATAAACGATAAATCACCAGCGAAGATGCGCTGATATTCCTCAGCAAGACACGCCATCATGTGAATAGATAAAATGTCAAAACCGCCGCCAGTGTACATCTGCTGGAAAAACGCTTGGGCATATACAGACATTTCACCAGTAATAGAGTTCAATCCCATTGAATTGACCCGGTGAATCTTGATTATGTTTACCACTCGATTCGACCCAATTCGTGGGTCGTTCAAATAATACTTTACCTGTCCAGGTTTGAGTTCAAAGATAACATATTGCATATTGTATGCGTTATCTGCCCGACGGCGAAACTCGTCTAATGCGTTATCTATTGCTACATTGTACGCTGATTCACTGAGTTCTACACAGATTGCAGGGTGTCCAAGTTGTATCTTTAAGACATCAATCAACCTAGCGCGTTCATCGTAAG